GTTTCCCAGTCACGATCAGCCTGCACCCGTCCACTCTGCACCGACGAACTCACAGCACGTAACACCCTCGTCGCCACACCCTCATAGCCACGATCCAGCACACCCCTCAGCAAATCCTCAATCGAACCCACCCGCACATTACTACTCATCAGCTAAATCAACCAATATCGGAGCAGGATCATCCCCCTCATCATCAGAAGATGCACTCTCACGCACCGTCACCGTAATCGACTTACCAGTTTCCTTAATCGCAATCGTCACACCCTCAACCCCATGCGATACCTCTAACTCACGCACCACCCCATGCGCCGCATTTGCCACCCGTCGCTTAATCTCATCCACCACATTCATATCATCACCCCATTAAATGTAGGGACGGCATACATGCCGTCCGCTTATATACAAAACTTCGTCAATTATTGAACCTGAGCACCCGTCACCTTGAAAATTGGCACGAGATCACCATTGCTATCACCCACACCGATAATCGTCACATAATCACCTGTAACCAGATCACCAAACGGAGCAATACCGCCAGCAGTCGCACTCACACAATAAACAACGCCCTCGGTCGCCGTGAAACCAGGGTCAAAAGGAGAACTCGCACCCTCACCCAGAATCACACCATCCTGACCATCAGCACCAGAAGTCAGCGCATAACCAATACCAGCCGCACCAGCAGTCGCCGCGCTCGCATCAGCATCCGCCAGCTTCCACTCACCATCAGTATTATCCTTATACACCGTCTTACCCTGTGCAATCGTCGCCCCATAAGTCACCTTACGCAGACCAGCATCCGAACCCTTCACCACATTTGCAGGTGTTACAGTCGCATCAACCATATCAAACCCCTTATCTAAACCAACACTTTATACACACCAAAGAATACACCAGCACCCCAACCCCTAACGCACAAAAAGACCCCACCTATAAAGGAAGGGTCTACTATACAGAAACTAACTTATGACGAACTAACTCGCCAGACGCACAGGCTCAGTCACATTACCACCAAAACCCGGTATCCCCAGCAAACTCTGCTCACGCCCAGCCTGCGCCATCTTCTCCTCCATCAGCAAATCAATCTTCTTATCATCATACCCGAGATAAGGCAACTGACCCATCAAGCGCAAGAACTCACGCTCATAACCAGCATCACGCATAATCTGAGCCGCCATCATCACATCAGCATCATTCCGTATCTGAGCAGGCTTCCAGCGTGTACTAAAACCAATCACCTCACCAGTGAGACCCGCACCAAACGCCTGACGCAAGCGGATACTCATCCGCGCAATATCTTCCCACACATTCCCGAATAACACCTGCGCACGATTTACCTTCTCAACCAGCATCGTCTGACGTTCCTTCAACGCCTCACCACTCTGCGCAGAAGACCCCATCGAGCTAGGGATAGGTGTACGGGTGATAACACTCAGACGGTCCTCAATATGCGTAATCGCCTCCAGAAACGGCACCAGCTCACCCTGTGGCACAATATCAACATCCATCGCGCTCAACAGCGCCGCGTCATCAGTATCAGAACCAAAAATAACATAATCACCTGGAGCCGCATCACCCTCGGGGACAAAACCTTTTGCCTTACGCAGAGGAAACGCAGTCAAGCGCGAACTCATCACCAGATCGACCAGCTCCCAATTCGCCGCATCCTGCAATGGAATACCATTATGCAACTCACTCTGTCCAAACGGATACCGCTTCTTAGGATTGTTGCTAAACATATGAATCGGCAACCCTAGCGGATCACCAGCCTCAGCACTCGTATCCGTCCACCACACCAGTCCATTCTCATCCGTATCATCATCCGTATACGGCACCAGCTTACCGTCACCATCCGTCTCATACTTCTCAACAACACCCGGATGATAAACATTGACCCGCTTCTTAGTCGAACCCTCAGTATAAGCCTCATTCCAGATCTTAATCGCACAACTCAACTCACCTACAGCATTCAGGACTGGTATAACACCCGTCTCCGAATCACTATCATAAGCATCCTCATGCACCCACCGCGTAACATCCTCATCAGCATCATACTCGGTCACAACAAACGTATACCCATCACGAATAGCCGCCTCATGCACCGATACCTGAAGCTCATCAAATCGGCTCTCACTACGGCACCGATCCAGATACACCTGATGCTCAGTAGGCTCATCCGACGATTGACCCTGCACCTCGACCTCAATCTCAGTCACACTCAAGCGGTCAGCCATCTTACCAATAATCATTGGCATATAATTAATATTGAATTGGTCAAGCAACGTCCGCTGAGCAATCCCCAGCTGGGTCTTTTGCCGCGTGGTCAATCCATCACGATGTTCACCATCATCGTACTGACGATACAAATGCACCATCTCACCACGCATCCGCACACCAGCCGACCACGTCGCATGCACCTTATTACCCAATTTTTCCTGAATAGACTCAAGCATATTTCTTCCTCTTACCCGTCCGTTTTTGTGGCTTATCAGATAACATCCGCCACGCACCACTCAAACCATCAATCTGATCATCGTGCGAACCATTCGGGAATGAGCCAGCCTCATCTAAGAAATCACTATTCCAGAAACCAGTCAATAAATGAATCATACCCAAACTAGCACGCGCCGCCGCAGGCAATAAGCGCGTCAGCTTATCACCTTCAACCTCATAACCTTTTATAGCATATTGCCTCAACTCAGGGTCTTTAACGACCTGTTGAATAGCTCGCGTCATATACCCCTTGTTTTCAAACCCCTGCCGCACACTCGTTCCATCCTTCAGCATCACCGCCTTCAGGAATGACGGTAAATCAGCCAGTTCGACCTGACCACGCGCCACATCCAATATCACAGCCTCGCCATTCTTCAGCTCAGCCAGCTTCAACCCCACCGTAAAATCAGCAGTCGTTTTTTCACTCATCGCTAGATCCCAATAGCGAACAACCTGCTCAACATCACTATCCAGAACCGCAGGCAACTTCTTAAACCACGCTTTTTTGAGGATGCCACCCTCAGCAGGACTAGGAGATTGCTGATACTCCGCACTAAACGAATACGGTCCTAACTTCGCTTTCGTCTCATGTAAATTTGGGAGATCATACCGCTCAGCCCACAATGCCTCACCTTCAGCACGTCCCAACAAATCATTTTTCTCAGCCAATGCAGGGAGCTTCAATTCAACCCAATCAACCCCACTCTGCAACTCACGCCCAACAGGATCATCCTCATGCCAGCGTGTGTGCATCAAAATAACCGCACCATTCGGCTCTAAGCGTGTATACAAATCATCATTCCAGGCATCCCACACACCATCACGAATCGTAACACTCTCAGCATCCTTACGACCACGAATTAAATCATCACCAATCAAAATATGAGCACCCTTACCCGTCGCCGCACCCAGAACGCCCAGCGCAGTCATACCACCCTCACCATACGCATCAGCCGTATCCCAATCCATCACCGACTGACTATCAGGAGCAAGTCGCGTCGAGAATATCTCACCATAACGAGGACTATTAATAAAATTTCTTGCCGCTCGACTATGCTTATTCGCCAAACTCTGACCATAACACGCCAGCATAACCCGATGATGAGCATTGCGTCCCAGATACCACGCAGGAAACAAACGGCTCACCGTCAAACTTTTGCCGTGACGGGGTGGCATCGTAACGATTAACCGTCCAATACCCTCACGCCCACCACTCTCAACAAACAAAGCCACCTGCTCCAGATGGCTATCTAACAATTCCAGATGTGGAGCGTGCATATAACGACTATACATATGACGCTTAAACGCAGTTAATGACTCCGCCTCCGAGTGAACAACCTCTGGCGCAGGCTCCCCAAATACCTCCTCAAACCATACCGCCGCTAACTCACGCTCATCCAAAACAAAATTACCTCTACAGAAAATAGATTATCCCGACCTAATCTTTATGACCATTCACATTGATTTGAATACGGGGTGGCATATAACGATCATCATCCTCATCAGATAACAACAACTGCACCAACTCAGGATTATCACGTAAAAACTTAGGCAATTGACACCCCAGCATCTGCACCACGCGCTCCTCCTCCTCAATATCAAAATGCCCCGTCTGATGAAACAAGCCATGCAATGCCTCATGTAACAATGCCTGTATCTTCTGTGGACGAGCCTGATCCGAATCCAACTCAATTCTCAAATGACGATGCCACACACGTCCGTAATACGCCTGTCCATCATCATCCTGCAAATCATTAATCTCAATCACCTGATACCGCACACCACCCACCACAACATAATCAATCATCACTCACTATCCCTTGCTTAATCTCAAAAGACCTCTGCTCCTTACCTTCATCGTAAATCTTCTGCTCGATGCGATTCAGCGCAAGCTCATACAAACTTGCAAGTTTATCAATAGGCTCAGATACCACCACATTCCACCAGCCACCTGCATCACGCCGTAACAACGAAGCATAATCACCAGAAATTAACTCAATTCGATACCCATACTTCAAAATATGAGCATCCAACACCACCCGGCACACATCTGGAGGAGGGATCTGCTCACCACTCACGACACACCAGCCTTCTCAGCAGTCATCTTCACCATCTCCTCAAACTGACGAATCGCCATCTCAGGACTCTTACCCATCCGCTCAAGCAAACTCACCACCTCAGCCGATAACCCAACACCCGAAACCTCAAGCGCACTCTGTTGCTTCCAACCACGCTCCGCCCCCAGCGTACTCAGCACAAATCGCACCGTAGGACCATCCAGCGCCGCCACCAACATCCCGACGGCACTCTCAGCATCATCCACCAGACTTCCACGCTCAATCTCCGCCGCCTCATACAACGCCGGATAATCGCGCATATAATTATGAACCGTCTGCCGACTAACACCCGCATTCCAGGCAATCGTCGAATAATTCCCACGACTCCCGGCAATCGCCTTCTCAATAACCTCAAAATGGCGAGGCTTACTCTCAACCTCACCACCAACAGCCTTATGAGCATCCGTCAACTCAGGATACTTTCTCAAATAGCGATACACCGTACTCGTCGCACACTCCAACTCATCCGCTATATCACGCACCGACGACCCCACCTTCTCAATCGCCAGCCGAAACTCACGCACACTATATTGCCGTCTCCCAGCCATACCACACCTACCATAAAAACACGTCAAAATATTAGCTCATCATTGAGCCTTTTTTCACAATTGCACACTCACTATACGAAACTGACAAAAATCATGTTAATAGTATCAACCATCACCACCACCATAACGAACAAAAGCGCCCTCACACACTCGTGAGAACGCCCTCGCTGTCATGACATATAACCGAAATATAGGAGCACCTGTGGGGGTAGGGGACACACGAACTATACACCCTCACAAAATGACTAACGCACTACGCCACTGCCCGATAGCCGAATGATCCCACCGTCGCAAATGCCAGCGATTGCAACGCAGTCGGCAAACGCCACGCTCCACGATACTCCAGCACCACACCCCTCGCCATCATATTCGGGATGTAATCCTCAGCCACCTCAAGGCGCACATCCAGCGCATCCGCAATACGGTCCGTCGTCAACCCCCACGGATTCGCCCGTAACAAATCAACCAGACCGCCCTCAATAACCTGCTCACCAGCACGTAAGCAACGATACCCACGCCGCGCACCAGTCCCACCAATCCGGAACAAACGTCCACGTTGCCACATACCAGCCATATACCGCCGCACCGTCTGCTCAGCCACCCCAAACGGCAAACCAATCTGCACCGTCTTCGGTAACACTCCATACTTCACATCTCGCTGACGACGCTTCACCACCTCAATAATATTATCTTCCCATGGATTCATAACCCACCTCATCAGATCACCACTACCTCCTCTATTATACCGTAATTAGCTTTAATGTTCTGCTTATCACAAAGTAAATTTGTAAACTATAACCAAGCATCACCCCAAGCATACCTCCACACACCCTCAACAATCTGGTGTCAATTATGTGCAAAATTATGAACAACAAAAAAGCCCACTCATCTGAGCAGGCTTCTTGTCGTCATTCATTCTCAAATAATATCTTATCGTGTGCTCCATCCATAGAATAGCCTTTTGCTATCCAGTCTCGCATTTCTTGAGCAACGTCATCATAATCTCGACCAGTAACAGCCATTACACTAACCACATTCTTCTCGAAATCAGCCAGATTTTTTAAAGCACTTAGTGCAGTCGGACTCAAACCAAATACTAAATGCGCACCTATCTTAGCAAGCTGTTTTTTGAATTTCATCTTCCTCTCCATAAATGCTATTCCGTAGAGGTATTAGCCTTAAACCATCTGTACGCCCGAACAATTGCACAATTCAATTCTTTTTCGTAGTGTTGTTCTGCATATTCAATGAATATTGTCATATCAGGAGCAATAATCTCAACCTCGATTTTCCAACCATACTCATTAATATGTTTTTCGTAATGATTTTGCTCTAAGACTTCCCACATTTCCTCATATGATAGGTCATAGGCAATGCCAAAGTCCTCAATGATTTCGGATGCACGAGTTTGAATTTCAACGATATTATCTGTTTGCTCTAAAGCATAAAGTACAAAATCTTCCAATTCTGACAACTTGTTTTTATCACTCAAAACCTACTCCTTTCTGATAACCCATTTTATGTGCATGGTCGTCTATATTCCACCGCGTGCGATTTCTTCATCAGTTGGCTCATCTGTACCGTAATCGTAATAGTTTGCATGATCTTCATTGCAAAAGTGTTCACCATCGCGTTCGAAATACATACTAGTGATAGCTGTATCACACCAGAAACACTGTTTAGGTTTATCACTATCGTCGGTTGAGTTATCTTTGTTTTTGATTACATAATCAAAAGCATCCATCATCATACCTAATTGGTGGTCTGTGATTTCTAATACGATTAGATTGTTGCCAGCCTGCATGTTGAAAATCACATTGTAAGGTGTATCTGATTGTTCAATGCTTACTTTTACGGATTCACCTTCTTCGTCAGTAAAATCAATTTGTGTACCATACCACTGGATTTTATGTTTTACTGCCATCTACTCCCCCTCGCTATCGTCGGCTATTGATTCCATATCGACATAACGAGATTTAATAACATCCCATATGTATCCTGGTTTATCATCCTCGTGCAGGTCGTCGTCAAGGTATATGCTGTCAATTTCCTCAATTAACTTAGCCGTTATTTTTGACTGGCTATCTTTTTCAAATCCAAGCAACCACTCAAGACGTTCAACATCTGCCTCCAACTCTTGAATCCACTCTTGCGCCAGCCCCAAACGAGCATCAACATTCTTATATCGTTTTTCTAGTTCTTCATAGGTAAAATTGCGTTCCATCCCCTACTCCCCCTCGCTATCTAACGTATGCACGAAAACTAGCACATCATCTTCGTACTTTTTCGGCTTTGCACTAATCCCGATGGCATTACACATTGTGCATTGCCATGTACGATAGGTTTCGACGTTGCCGAACATATCCTCAACTTCTGTTTCGCCTGTTTCAGCGTAAGAATGTGCTGTACCATCATCTGTACATAATGCTTTTTTATTCTCACTCATTTATCCACCTCACAACCATTACCTGTTGATATTCATTAATTTGTTCTGTACCGATTTCACCTGTCCACCTGTCATAGTATGTGACGTTAAACTCTGTATGAAAGCGGTCAACGGGTGTTAGGTGAATGACCTGACGATGAAAGATAGAATCGAGCCATATGTCACCATATCCAAAACCATCGGTATAAGCATGAATGAGCCACTTATCTTCAAAATCAAAATCACCTACCATCTCACATCGACCTTTACGATAATCCTTTTTCTATACCCCGTGATTAGTATTCCCAACCGTAATCATATTCGTCGTAATCGTCATACTCGCCAAGTTCGTCAGCTAGTTGGTCTTGGCATTGCTCACACAATCCATTAGGCGAAAAATCAAACGACTCGATACCTGCATAAAAATAGTTACACATAGGGCAAAAACCATTATCATGAGCATGCTCATCACAGTAGTACCCATTAGCTTGAGTATCACAGAAATTCATATAGCATGGATCGCCTTCACTGGTACAGCCTTCTTCTTCACAAGTCTTGTCAACATGAGCAGATTCATTCTCGGCTCTATCAACAGCAATTTCGGCAGGGTCAAACTCTTTCATTAAGACCAATCGTTCTTCACCGTCATGAAGGAATTTGAAATGAAGATAATTCCCACTGTGGCAGATAGTTTGTTTATCTGTATGGATTGTCCCGTAGGTTTCTAAAGCGTTCATCATGTCCCACGGAACTGCTGTATATGGTTCTGCATTAGTGCTTTGAACCAAATAGATAGTATCAAATTCTTTGTTACACTCTGGACAATTGTGTTTCATCGCATACTCCTACGAATACTAATATCTTCCATCGTCATTGTGTACTTAGCCCGACCATCGCTATAGTTGATGTACTCATCCAACGGAGGCAAGATACACGCCATATCTTCAATGTCTGGACAAACGTTATAGCGTATCCATACAATTTCATCCCATTTCGGCAAGCGATTCGGATGACTGACTTGCATGATTGCAGGTTGTCCTCGAAATTCAGGCGAGTATGAAATGTATAATTGCCCCATACTATAACCCTTTGTTGGTCGAACTTTTACAGACAGTGTAAGCGCATCATCATTCTCAACAATTGGCTTCCATTTTTTACTCATTGCATCGGGTCTATTAACCCGTTTAGGTTCTTTTATTCGTTTTTGCATTGCCATTTTTCTCTCACTTTCTTTGGATGCAATCTTTCATCAACATCATCCCAAGTCAACTCATTAACTCCTGAGCTAATGGTTTCATCTAACGCATTAAGTACCATAGGTGATGGCGGGTTGATATGAACTCCTGCGCATTCGTAGCATCTACGTTTCTCAGATTGCCAATTAACATTTAAAACAGGCACTAAGTGACCGCACTCAAGGAGAAACCAAGCCTCGTTAAATGGTCGGTAATTTATACCACCTCCACAAATGTGACCTTTTGCTTTAACTAACTTATATTTAGCCATTTTTCCCTCACTTTCTTAGGACGGCTGACATAAACCACCTTCCCCTAATCGTCACTATCGCAGAATTCACATTCGTAATTGTCTGACCACTGAACCTTGCCACATAAAAGACAGCAATCTAATTCAGGGTTTAACGAGAATATTCGACTTTCCAACAGTGTTAACTCTGATTTATCCTTCCCGATAAATATCTCAAGAAAATCGGGGTGAGGATCATAGCCCTCATGCTTTTCGTCAAACATAATTTTGTCCTTTTACCCTATAGAATAGCCCTTATTTCGAGCTATTCTGTTCCATCTCATCAAAATCAGCTTTCGCCTTCGGATACAAACGCTCTACCTGCTCATTGGATGGAATATCAAACAAATACCCCTCCGGAGCGAAATTCTCCCACTCATCCGTACCGGGATCATACTTCACATAACTAATAAGACCCTCCGCTTCAGCAAGCAAATCATCCTCATCTTCACAGGGATACGGATCACTCATGCTCACACACGACTCAATCTCTAAACAAAGGTTATTCAACCATGCCTCAACGACTTCACGCTTATTCATCTCGATTACTCCTATCCTCTCATATCGCAGAAAACCCGTTATCGGGCATCAGAACAAACGACCCTGCTTCAACTCAGGCACATACATCTCAACCAACTTCTCAGCATCCGGGCAATACACCCATGACCAAAGCCACTCCTGATACGTCTTAGTCTCGCGAAACTTCGGAGGAACAACAGGCATCCTCAGCAAGTGATATAACGTTTCCTCATCAGGAATATGCAACTTCGCCAGCCGCGCATACCCACGCTCGAAATTAAACGCAGGATGCTTACTGTCATAACTCACATGCCAGCCATACCCACCAGAGAAGCGCACAGGACTTTTACACGCCTTCATGCGGCTCATCACATACGTATTCTTCTCGCCAGCACCCGTCCGCAACCATTGCACATATCCACGATTGTGCTCATCACAGATAAACACCTCTACTAACTGCCCCTGATAAATCATCCCTCGATACGTATCACCCCACCGGGACTGTTTCTTCTCGCCATACAGCGCCTTATCGACCACGCCCATCTCCAGCAAAATATCCAGACGATTCAGCACAGCGCTCAACGTATTCGGTAGGATGACAATCTCAACATCACCCACCACAGCTTTTTCACGGCGGATGCTACCGGCGACACAATGCCACCGGCACACATTCTCTAAGTGATTCATAATGTCAGACGCAACCTCCCGCGCCCGAGCCAGACTCATTCCCTCACCACTACTCATGATTATCCTCACTTTGATTATTTAGTTGCTCAGAGCCATGCGCTTGAGCATGTTTGGCTAGGTTGTAGATTGTTTCTCCATAATCTAGGATTTGAAGATCTGTATGATCTGGATACCAATACTTGATTTCGACTCCCCATTTTTCACAGAGGTCGATTAGACGTTTCTCAAGTTTGTCAGGGTCGATGGTGCTGGCGAGTGTATCCACCAGATGTTTAACCCTGCGGAGGTCATAAGCTGTCGATGGCTTTTGACGTTCACGCATCGTAAATCAATCCTTGATGTGCAATTGCAATTAGATGAGCATTGTTGTGCATATCCCAAACACCGAAGTAATTTTCCTCAAAGTTTATTGACTGATCTAATGCGTGAGTTATAGCGTCATCTTTAGTATCAAATACCGGGTCATCGACTTGAAAGTTAATAAGGTCTCCTACTTGATAAGCAAATTGATTTGCACTCATAATTACCTGCTCCTATCTAATTAAAAATCCCTACATGCACCGCTAACCGACGCGCATCATCAACCAGACCACGCTGAAGCATGAAGCCCACCGTCAGCATACTCGCCTCAATCGCCTCCCGCCCATTCCGTTCCTGAACATACATGCAGTGGTTAACCTCCGCCGCATGTCGATGACAACCAATCTCATCCTCTAGCATCTGATTCTCGATGTCACTCTGAATCAGCATCAACTCCAACCACTGGTCATAATCATGAGCAATCGACCCCTCCACCTCACAATTATCCGTATACAGCTCATACAACTCATGAATCTCTTGTATCGTTCTCATAACATCGCTCCTATACGACATATTCAACCGTGACAACTTCTCCACGGCACATTCTCAGAATTGCCTCTATATTTCGTTTGAATTGCAAAAAGATTTTCTCAGCCACATCAGCAGGACGACGCAAGCGCACCACACCGTCACCCTCGCCAGCAAACTCCAACCGACGCGCAAAAATCCACCAATCAAGATTAAACTGCCCCTCCATTTGTCCCATAAAACCACCCCACCAATTCGGGATCGTTTCAGATTTAGGGAGGAACTTTGTAGGAACCTTATCCAGAGGCTCCGCCTGTTGTTCTGCTGGAGGAGACACCATCAACCGCGACTTCTCCGCATCCAATTGACGAGCCTTCAAACTCGCTCGCAAATATTTCTGCGGATGCTTCACAGACGTCGCCACCTCAAGACTACTCAAGCAATCAATTAAATCCGTCCGTGACACATCTTTAAAAGCCACCCGGTCAACCAGTGTCATCAAACCACCAGTCACCAAACCTTCTAAAATTTCATCCACTGAAGATAAATTTATCAACGAACCGACCAACGCTTTTGTACTTGTAGTCTTTTTTGTTGTTTTAGTTGTTGTCTTGTCTGTTAATGGGTTCTTGATTTCGACAGAACCGACCTCTCCAAAACCAGAACCCACCTTGAATTCGCCAGAACCCACCTTCGGATCATCACGTTTTAACCACACCAGTTCATGAATCTGACGAGCAGGCACACCCAGCACCTTCGCAATCCGTGCCGTAAAATACGCAGGATCGAGCTTAAAATGTAACTGCTTATCGCCCATCGCCTTTTCATTCCAGATTGTGAATCCAATCCCTTCCAGGCGTTTACGACGAGCCGCACTATAAACCTGGCTCGAGCTAACCCCGCAATACGCTGACCACTCGTCTGCATTGCGCCATACTGCACCATCTTCACGAATACTATGTGGCAACCATGCCAGCAGATGCTTAACCATCAACACCGCCACAGCATCAGCATCCAGCATCGCCATCAACATCGCATCCATATAACGGTAATTCGGGCTTAAATCCGTCGCTATACTCAAAGCCTCAAACCAATCCACAGGCGGAGCATATAAGCAACTCACAAATAAATCCGAACTCAGTACAGGTCTCTCAGGTATCACAAACTGTTCAGCAAACATAATTATCCTTCCAGAGAAGCCCCTCCCACAGGGGCATAAAATTAATTGCCGCGTATTTCCTTATCCATCACATCCCAAACAGACAAAGCCTTATAAAATCGACCCGTCGCATCTTCCATCAACAAACCAACCGTATCTGCCAGCTTATTCAAATACTGAGCAAACTCATCTTGGCTCATCTCAGCAGACATACGGCGAACGTCACCGGTTGATAACTTCATCAAGTCCAACAACATCTCAGCCGCCGCCTCATCATTCATCACCCGCGCCATATGCACAAACTGAGCAACCAGCGAAGAAATATTCACCTCTTTAACCAATTGCTCGTCATAAAGAGCATTCTGTAGACCTAACGAACCGTCGCCCTCAGCCTCAAATCGCTCAACATCAGGCACATAACCGCTATTACCCGATAGGGCAGGGGGCTTGGGGAGGGATTGCGCCTCATCTCGATATGCACTACTCGGCGGCAAACTGCCAGCAGGACGACCAAACGACTGATCACCCGGCAAAAATCGCGCCCGTCTTCCCTCAACCTCATCATCAACCTTAACGACCGTTAAGGTCTCCTCATCCTCATCAGCGTGTTTAACAACTGTTAAACTCTGCACATATTCTCGAATGTAATTCTCAGACCAATCATTCGTGTCAGCCTCGAGCCAGATCTTGTCATTCAGCTCCTCATCATCCGTCAAGCTCAACAGACGACGATACTGACTAATACGAGCCATACTTAACCCCACCGCGTGACTTATCTTGTCACCACTACCCATAGGGATCCGATGTATATTCCCATTCGCAACCTGTGCATAAAATCGACGGTCACTCTCACCAGCCAGCACCAGATCGTTATAACTTGCGTAATCATGACCATCCATGTGATCACGCTCCGCCATAATCAACAATGCAATCTGACGCGCCATCTGAATCGCATTCAAGCTATCACGCGCATTGTTCTCACTCGCCTGACGAAACACATCAAACTCAACCTCACGCGCAGGGATTCGCTCCCATTGACCATCATCCAGATACATATTCAGCAGATGGTGCGCCAGTAAACGACGCTCACCCGTCTCAACCATATACCCGGCACCATCACGCACCACCGTAATCGGATTCGTCAAACCCTCATTGCGGATACTCGCCGCTAGGCTCATCAACTTGTTGAACCCCACCAGCACCGCACCCGCATCTTCAGGTAATTCCAACGACTTCATCCCCTTCAGTATCTGCGCCACATCAAACCGCTTACCATATTGATGCACCGCACCCTGATACCATGTCCCCAGCAAAGCAGGAATCGCCTCTGGAGACCCGTCCCACTCGCCGCACACCACCATCGGGATTGCTCTCCGCGGTTGCGCCCTATCCGGTCGAATACTCATAATCGGGATTGGCTTTGCACGCATCACCCCCGTATTCAGTCCAGGCTCCGACTTTCCGTAAATCTCATCTGCAACCTCATCTATATCCGCATGAGGCTGTGCAAAAATATCAATCTTGCCTTCATCTCTACGCTGAGACATTTAATACCCCTTCCAATTGCTTAAATACCGACCAAAATTCAGTCGTTGCCTCAGAGCGACTATCCAACTGCCACACAGGCAACGCACGACTTTCCGTCTCTGTCCATAATGTCCGCATCGGCAAACCATCCCATACCAGCGAACCAAACTGCTGTTTGAGCTTAACCAGGTTGTCAGCCTGCTCATTCGTATGCAACCGCGTCATCATCGGCACAATCCCAATCACATCAATCGCAGGGATTGAATACCGCGCACGTCCCTTATCAGCACCGACCTTATGACTGATACCCTCCACCAGACCATCAAATGAGGTGAATGCCAGCGCAGTCGGGAAGACAATCCCATCCGTCGCCAGATAAATCGAAGCGTGCAATAAAGACGCAGTCGGTGACGTATCAATCACCACATAATCAATCTGCTCCGTATACCGCAACTCATCCAGCCGTTCAGCCAATTGCGTCACATTATCAATCGCACCAGCAACATTCCGTGTTTCCACATTGCCAGATACCACGAATAGCCGTCCACTCTCAGGGCTAACCCCACCCGGTAGCTCCCACAGCTCACGGCTCACCACCGTCGAAACATCATTCCAATCCGCATCACGCACCATCAGATCATAAAAGTGAGGAGCTTTCTTCTTGCCCACTCGCAACGTCGCATGACCCTGTGAATCAGCATCAATCAACATCACCCGATGACCATGCGCCGCTAATCCAGCCGCAACATGCGTCGCCATCGTCGTCTTACCAACCCCACCTTTTTCATTCAACAACGTAATTACTTTCATTTTGCTCATCTCCTAATTTCGATATTTCTGCTAAAATTTAGGGGAGTATCGGGCAACCCGTACTCTTGCTTTGGTGCAGGGACGAGAGTGTTCGCTCCCTGCACCCCTCAAACCTCTGCACCTAATCCCACTTATAAGGTCGATTTATCGTCAGAGTGCATTCGTCAGCCAGTATCGGCAGTCCCTGAATTTCAAAAGACAACTGAACCTCACTGCGCGGAGCATCAAACTTCTTAGCTATCTCATCAACGAGCTTTCCGTATTGCTCGTCTGAGATTTCACTCATCTTCAACTTATAGACCTTTTGTGGCTCATCAAAATTCGGTAGAAACACCCAATCACCGATAGCACTCTCAACGGGAACGGTCAGCGTCCCAAAAATTCGCTTCCACATATCCGCCCGTTCAGACGTGTCATGGATCGTCACCGTAAAGTCATGTTCCTTTGTTTCCATCGTCCTTGCTCCTATTCAATAAACTTCCACTGACGGGGTGATGACTTACTCAGGCAGCTTAAATATCAGCTGGTCTCCCTCGAACGACTGCATCACTAATCTGCGTAACCACAGACGACTTAATAACATCCGTGCCACGCCCTTCTTAAAATTGAGGTTGTTGGCGACTTGATCCACCGTGTGCCAGTCCTTATCCTCAAGCAGAGCTAAAACCTTTCGCTCATCTGCTGTCATAAACCCTCCTATCTAATTCCACGCTTTCGATAAACAACTTTCTCAAACCCTTCCCACCACCGACGCTTTAGCCCATCTCGGCTTGAATCACTGCGTAATGAGTCCACACTGGCAAGACAGACTCGCCACAGTGAAAAGAACCTATATAATCGAGTTACCAAAGTGTGAATTCAGGAGTTTTATATGACCATTTGTCTCAAGGAGGCTGTGGATATTTGGCTATCACAGCAAATCGAAACCACTCGCAAATCCTACTACTATCCCATCAAGGCGCATCTGGAATATGTCGGCGAGCAATTGCCACTGGATGCCATCACGCCCGTTCACATCGCCACCTACTCTGAGCTAATCAAGCAACGGGATTACGCCACGAAGACACTCTACAAACACATCTCCACCATCAAGACCTTCTGGAATTGGTGCATCAAGATGGATTTTGTAGAGAAGTCACCAGCTCGTATCCTCAAAAAGCCTAAAGTCCAGCGCAAGGTGAGTGATGAAAAAGCATTGCCTGCCAGAGACATTGGCATCTTGCTCGAATATCTCAAGCAACAAACGCTCAAGACCAATCCGGAAGAACATGCCGTTGCAACTCGCAACTATGCACTCTTCACATTCCTTGCAGAAACAGGGGCTAGGGTAGGGGGTGCCGCATCACTCAAGATACGGGATCTCTGGCTCGATGACCTCTACGCTTATACCACCGAGAAGGGGTCGAAGCGTCTCAAGAAAGCCTTCACTGAAGAATGTGCCAATGCCTTCCGTGCCTGGTTGCTATGTCGTCCGAATACGGATAACTCCAACGGGCATGTCTTTATATCCATGCGCGTCTACAAACCACTCACAGGCAATTACATGGCTCAAATCATGCGAAGAACAGCGGAAGCAATAAAGCAAGATTGGGGATATGAATTGCAAAACAGAAACCCTCATGCCTTGCGTCATAGTCTCGCTCTGCGGATGTGGGCGGATAAAGTTGCACCCTCACGGATTGCAGTCGCCCTCGGTCACAGTCGCATCGAAACAACCATAGAACACTATGCGCCTAACGATTGGGAAGGGACAGCAGATGCTATTCGCAACTTGGCAATTAGCCCGCAACGTCCGCCAAAACAGGCTGAGAAAATTCTGAAAATCTCCGGTAATTAGGAGTGTTTCTAAATAATGCAGTCCTGCATTAAGTATAAGAGGTCGTGGGTTCAAATCCCGCTACCCCGACAGAGTTTTGATAGATTTAAATAGGCTTGAGCATGAAAATGAATTACTTGCACCAAAAAAGTGCTACTCAATCCAATCGTCTAAATCATCACTCATATCACCAGAGTCCTAATAGGACTCTGTTACTTTAATGAGCCATCCTACCTATAGGAACTCGATATTTTTTTGTTAAGGTGCAATCGGGACTAAATGCCCGTTTAATCCACATGGGACACAATGTCCCACACACTTTGGTATGAGAGCGGTAGCAGGAAACTTTCCTAGGTTAGACTGCTATCGCTCTCATTTCTTGCCCCTGCTCATCATCCTCAGAGACTTCAATCTCAACCAGTTTGAATAGATCACCAGGATCACAATCAAAATAAAGACATAGAGCGACAATTGTCTCATCACTATAGGTATTGTTTTTGTGATTGAGCATGTTACTGATGGTATTCCGGTGGAGTCCTGTATCCTCAGCAATATCCTTGATTAGAATTTGCTTGAGTTCTTTTTGCTCTTTGAGAGCGAGGAGTTTCTTCGTTTGATTAACGAGAATATGCTTCTTTGCCATAAAGTCTCCTGACTACTGATGTTTTAAAAATAACATTAATTTGCACACATTGTCAAGCATTTGATTTTTCTAACGTACAGATAAACACATTGTAATGTAGATTGTAATTGACAGACTTGCACAAATAAGGTAGCATATACACAAATAAACAAATACCCCGTGAGATAGCTTTCCAGGGCAGAGTCTCACAGGGTATCTAACATAGAGAGGCTTAACTCCCATGTCACATCATAATATAACGCCTAATATTACAGATCGCAACTCAGACAGTGAGACCTACGATTGCGTGTCCTGCAAGCTGACGGATGCAATTCCATCTGAATCACTCTTTCGCTGGAAACACTTCACTAATAACAATGTCTACCGTGTGCAAGGGACCTGCATGTTTTGCGGCTCAACCCTCACACTCTGGTACGAAGACCAGCACGGCAACCGCATTACTAAATAACCCTTCCATGAACTCCCTCCCTGAATTCGGGGAGGGCTGGGGTGGGGTCTTTTTTTTAACCAATCACGCTTAGCAGAATGTCACTTATCGCAACGGAGAATATCATGAACACAGCAATCACCATCTATACTGAAGAACACAAGCAATCAGATTCCGCAATCATTCAGCAGGACGTTGATACAACATGGCTCAATTATTGGAAACCAGGCGAAGCCTATCGGGACTTCTTCGCAGACCTCGCCAATATGCCCAGCTCCAAAACACCTGAACGCCATACCATGCGTGTCTATAGTGGCGGATTAGATTATTTCTTCAAATGCTACGGCACGAATACACTGCCAACCAAATCAGTTGTCAATCGGTATATCACCCATCTGCGTCATGAAAAAGAATGGCGTGGCAATAAGGGCTTATCCGTCGCAACAATCGGCAGTAAGTATCTTGCGCCATTGAGGAAATACGTGGACTTTTTAGCATCACAACATATCCAGACCCGTGTCGATGGCAGTCCACTCACCAATCAGGACCGTAACTACATCATGGATGCCCGTGAGCAAATGAGAGCCGCAATAAACGTAAAAACCCCCAAGGATGAGAACACGTCCAATCTTGCACCCCTGTATCAGCACGGCGAACGTCTTACTGTCGGGCAAATCCAGCAACTCTATGACACCTGTGATGTCAATACACTCGCAGGGCTTCGAGACTTCGCTATTCTCTATACAGGCTTCACCACTGGTATGCGGATTGCAGAGCTTCGCAGGATGACCCTCAGCAAAATCAAAAAGGCAGATGCCTGTTATCTCATCCACGTGCGCCGTAAGCGTGGCAATCGCGATCCAATACCACTGGATCATCATGGCTATCAGATCATCACTGCATATGTGCACCGCTATAACAATACCCTGTCATTAGATGATCCGCGCCGTATCACTGTGGATGCACCCCTCTGGCAGGCAATACAGCACAATGACACGGCATTCCCGCTCAACTATCAGGGACGAGCCATGCACACCACCGGTATGAGTGCATCAGCCATTCGTTACGTTCTCAAGAAACGCGCACGGCAAGCGAATACCGGGAGCCTATCTGATTTTCCTGAATTCGCTCCGCACGACATGCGACGCTCGGCTGCCTCAATAGCCCATCAGAACGGCATGCCCATTCCAGAAATTCAGGCGCTACTCGGTCACAAAAACGGTGGGGTAACTCTCAACTACATCGGTAAGCCACCCCAGCCAGAGAAATCACTCATCACAAATCTACCGGGTATCAACTGGAATATCCCAAATATCCCAAATACACCCCGTCAGACGGAATTGCAGGATGCAATCTAATAACTTTTTTTAGCCAGTAATCACTATACGGAATAACCATTATCAGGAGCAAACAAAATGAACACCTTACAACTAATCCAACCAGACAATCAAATAGCAACCATCGACCAGCACCATCATGACTTCAACTGGCTCAATTACTTCTCACCATCCAAAGCACTGGAGCAAGTCGCCGCGCATATTGTCACCCTGGGCAGTACCGGCACAACCAACAATACCAAAAAGATCTATAATTCAGGTCTCAAATACTTCTTTGAGTGGACCAACTGCACCAACCTCCAGCACCCATTCCCGGATGCAGAATACATCAGCACCTATATTGCACATTTATCCCATGACAAACCCACACGCTCAGGCAAAGGTATCTCGGCTCGCACCATCGCCAGCAAATACCTTGCACCTCTGCGTCTATACCTTCAGAAGCTCCGCATCCAGCGCATCGAGCAGGGTGATCCGCTCGAAATTATCAAATATAAGAATCATCTGGATGAAGCTCTGGCGATTCGCAATCCCAAACCAAAGAAGTCAACCAATCAATCCGCACTCTATGCACACGGCAACCGCCTCACCAAATCGCAGGTAGATGAGCTGTTCATGTCCTGCAACCTCAGCACCCTCAGAGGCAAGCGCAACTATGCACTGCTCTATACCGCATTCACTGTCGCGCTCAGAGTATCCGAACTCCGCAAACTCACCCTCGACGACATCAACCAGACTGAGAAGGGCTATGAATGTACAGTCACAGGTAAACGCAACAACTCAGACCCCGTCTTTATGGATGCCACCTGCGTCCAACTTATCCGTGATTGGATCACAGCTTATAACCAACCATTCGATGATGATGATCCACGTCGCATCACCAACCAGACCCCCATCTGGCAACCGCTAAATCGTGGCAACAATCGCAAAAACAATCACAAAGCCAGTGAAGGAATCTCACGCGATGGTATCAGCAAACTCCTCGCCAGCATCAGCGAATCAGTCCTCGGATTTAGCATCTCACCCCATGACTGCCGCCGCTCGTATGCCGCAATGGCTCGTATCAATGGCATCGAGATGGACGCAATCCAGACACAACTGCGCCATGCCTCCATTGCCACCACTCAGATATATGTCGGTGCATTGGTCGATAGGAGCAAATCCAGCCTATCAGCAAAAGTCACCTTTGCCACACCACCCAAACAACCCGCTCAACTTGAACTCGGAGCGTAACCAAATTCTCTATCAAATACACTGAAGCTGGATGAGATATTTAATTAGGGATCTCCCCTGGTCCCCGAAAGCCCCACGCGTAACTGGGGCTTTTTGCTTTTGATCTCTCACACCCCGCCATTCGCAATCCAGACCAACCCCAGAACAATCACAATCAACAATACCAACGCCCACCAGGGCATAGGCTCATCATCTTCAGCATGCCTTGAACCCCTCATCTTTTTATAAAACCACTTCTTATTCATTATTCACCTCATCTAAATGCAGGGTTCAAATCATACGCCTCAGAAATTCCACGCAACTCTAACTGACCAGAAGCATCACACGGGAAATCATTAATCATCTCCGCGCTCATCTCCACCGTCAGACCATTAATCCGCTCATCCGCATCCGTCAGCATAAACGCACTGAACTGCATATCCTTATCCGTATACTCCCGACCAGCACACAACATCTGAATTATCTGATACTCAGCAAAACTCACATCAGACCGCGTATCAAATGACACATTTACAAAATCATTATCATGCACAGCTCTCAAATTCGTATTCAATACCCCGTCAATCGCCTGCTCCAGTTCTGAGCGCATATCTTCTGTAGCAATCGCTTGAGGACGAGGAGCAGAAGGCGCACCCCCCATCAAACCACCCACAACATTAATCCCAATCACCACCAGCACAAACGCCACTAAAATCATCACCACCCGTCTGCACATATTCCAAACTCCTCTCGCTTATCCCAAATAAATAAGATCGAATCTTCTGTAAACCTATCATACAACAAAAAATCCCCTCGCAATATCAAGGGGATCTCCTTTGTGATAACTTACATTATGTAAGCCGTCGTCATGGGTCGTATTTGTTCGCCTCGCCTAGTAGCATGACTGCTATTGCCACCACGATGATTACGATTGAGATGTCGAATACTGTTGTCATGATGTTTTCTCCAATACGAAACATCCAAAATCAGGAAATGTGGTAGCTGGTGCTGTCCACTGCACAGGTGCTTGCACACTACGATTACTCGCTTGCATATCCACTGTAATTGTGCCATCTTGAGCAACCGTGCCAGTCTGAATGTCCACAAAGTAATCTTGCACATTCCGTAATCGGTAGCTGTCTCCTGCGTTCAGAACGCTACTCACATTGACTTGTACCGTGTTAGCTTGTGCCTGATTGTAGATGGTGATATTGGCTCTATTAACATCGTAGTCATTACCTCTTACGAACACTTGATTACCTACTGTTGTCCAATTGTTACCGCTTTCGCTAATTGCGGTATATGTACCTGCTTTGCCATTCGGAAAATAATTGTCCTCTAGTGTTACATCCTCAGCACCACCAACATAAAACCGTAGACCACGCGACAACGCACCATAGGTCATATTGGCTTGGATTTTCGGTGCTGGCACTACACCACTCTCTGCGCCAATCAATATATCATCATAGCCAGTGCCGTGCAGGATTCCAGCAGTGAAACAGGTATTGCCAATGAACTCCATACCGACAAGGTTGTCACTATTACTAGAATAGGCATGAATACCCCACCCAAAATTTTGGAAGATGATGCAATCTTTTATCAGCTTAACGCCACTGGAATTTTGTGCATAGATACCGTGTCCATGTCCTCTATCTGGTGCTGTCCATCCATTGTTAAAAATGACGCAACCATACAATTCTGCGCTTGTGGCTTCCGTCCAAAATCCAGGACTAAACAAATCGTGAATGACACAATTAATCAGCTTGATACCCTGCGCGGCAATGCGGAGGTCATTGGTGCTGATATCTGTCGGCGTACTGCCAGATTGTGCTGATACGCGACTTGACCATGAACTATTGCGAAATACAATATTTTTCCAGATTGTGTGGCTACAATCGTTGTTGAACACCGTATTGGCATCCAACACCACCGTTGCGCCAGCTTCAGGCTGATAGGTGATCGGGTTTTCAGATGTACCTTTGATAAATGGTACAGGCAAGTGGGTGTATACGCCATCGGGGATTGTTACCGTTGTTGGTAGCACTCCACTACTGCCGAAATTAGCAGGTATATCCGCGAGTGTTTGTACCCATGTCCACGATTGACCGATTGTACCGCTTGCTCCCATACTTTTTTCGAGAAGCAGACCATCAGGATTACCAACAATCCAGTAACGATACTCTGGAAACTCATCTATCCATGCCTGAATACCCGTTCGCATGTCAGCGGTTGCAGTCGTGTTGATGGCAATTACGGATACACCGTTCACAGTCTGGATTGCACTATTAAACATCAGCCGTTCGTCAGTCTCCGATTGCAAGCTACCATTAGACGCAAACAGATTTGCGAGTTTGTGTCGGTTGAATTGCAGGTTGACATCGCCTGGTAAAAACAGATACATGCGATATATCCACACCGTTGCCATTAGATTTCTGCGACGGTGATACCAAATCGTGTGCCAAGATAGGTATGCAGGTTGTTGAGTTGTGCGTCGGTTAATGCAGTATTGGCGATAATGACCGACGCTTCGTCCGCGTCAGGCTCGTATAAATCAGCAGCAAATGGAGAACCACTAATACACATACCTGCGCTTCCAAAGTCTTGGAGTGCAACAGTATGTGTACCGCTACCGTGAGCTGCTCCATTTTTAAACCACTCCCACGCATTCGCATTGTTGCGATAGGTAAAAATACCCCAGGTACCTACTGCGTAGATATCATTATTGCTAACCGCGTCACTGACTGCCGAACCGTTGCCATGACGAACGCTCAGACGACCAAGAGTAGCGACATTTATCTCATAAGCAGTATCGAGTCCTCTGTCGGTTATGCCACGACGAAGCAATACGCCACCGCTTGCGTCAATTTTAGCTACAACGGTAATCGTAATGCTACCAGTGATCGCCAAACCAGTTTGCGTAGGTATCGGAAACCGTTTTGTGCCATCATTAACCATTGCTGGCTTGCTGTTGATAGCAGTCAAGCCAAGTGTCAACTTGTCGGCTGTCGTTGCCTGTACACAATGGTTGTTATTATCACTGCGATCAAGGACTTTGCCTAACACATCACCGTTGTCGTCTGCGGCAATCGTTCCCGCGTCGTCCTCAAAGCGGTAGGTTGCGTCTGGTTGTATCCAAAGCGCGAGGTTTTCACCGAGGTCAGACGGCGAGAACGCACTCGCACCACTCAGCACCGTCACCAATAATTTCTTTAAATCCATGTTTTGTCTCGCTTCACATAAGGAACTTTCTAATAATGGTGATGTCTTGCGTTGCTTAAAACCTCTAAGCCGCCCAGACGTAATCACCGCAAATTTCCGTCATATCTTGACCAGCTGACCACCGCTCAAGCAATCGGTGCATCTCATATAAAAATGGATTCTGCACCCCACTCACGTCAAAACTGTTCCACAGCTTATTCGTGGACCATGTAAACAAATTCACACCCACATAATTATCAGGCGCAATATAATCCCACCACATCATCTGGCAGACAGCAGCTTCAGCGTCTGTCCACTGAGGATAATAAGCACTCCATAAATTGTCATAGGATGGTATCCCGCGCATATCACGGAAATACTTATCAATCCCGTATTGTTCTCTCCACATCTGAACAGGCTCGATACCACCCGGCACATTTATATCTGAGAGATTGTCCCACAAGCCCTCTGTATTAATAATCTGAATCTGACTGCTATCCAATCCAATACACTCAGCACGCATCAAAAGCCAGCTGGTCCGCAGGATATGCCAGTAAGATGGCAACACACCACCACACTCAGCACTCTGGGCAACCACAGGTCTTATCACTTGAGACCGCTCATATTCTCCAAATGGGGATGTAAGCGGATGATAGCCAGCCTGAGCAGAGAAGGGCAGATAAGCTATCGGCAAATCAGTCACCCAGTTGTCCGGGTGCATAGCGTCAGGTGAAATCAATTGCTCTCTTGAATACACCCCCACCCCAAAAGGAAGAATACCCGTCGTATACTCATGACCCCCTACCTTGTGCTTACCGCGAATAACCGCCCGTAACCACTCATCAAACAGCCCACCATTAACCGCCCAATCTGGTAAGGTCCCGACCGCGAAATTCCCCACAGCCAGACGAATACCTTCGTTTCGTGCCGCTTCCATCAAAGCAATCTCAGAAGCAATAAAAGCCCCTACGTCATAGAGGCTCGGTTCATTAGTCGTATAACGGATAACCTCATAGCATCCTTCACCCCTCCAGCGGAATATCCACTCAGCAGGATTAGGGCGCAATGCCCACTCCTCGCCTTCAAAGCGGCTATAATCCCGATGGATGATGATCGTATTCGGCAATCGTTCGACCGCTTCACACGCCGCAAAGATATTGTCCATTATCAGGAGCGTCGTTGGCTGTAATTCCTCCAGATGTGACCAGAGATAATCCCAATCCGGTACAGCTACCCCATTGACGTTGTACGAGATACGCATCTGAGCAGACTGTGACACAGGCACACGGTCAATATCACCATTGATAAATGTCACCCAGGACCCGTTGAATATCCAACCATCCGCAACCTGCAACCATCCATCACGTTTTGATAGCACCTCGAACGTACTACCACTGGATGCCACCCGCACAACTGAACCATCCGGAGCAGAGCGAATATTCGCGTTTGCACTCAACTCTATCTGGTTTAAGCTCTCGCGTGTCGGTGATGGCTCAACCGGTACCGTCGCCGTAACTGTTGGCGATGGCGTAGCAGTAGGAATATTTGTAGGAATAATTGCCACCGTAGGCGTAATTGTCGGCGAGGGCGTAACCGTCACCGTCACATCAGGCGGAGATAACTCAATACCATCCGCCAGAATGATGAAATACAACCTATCAGCAGAACATGCTGTCAGCACCAACGCCAACAGCAATATCGCAAATCTAGTGACTAGCTTCACTGAGCGCATCCTTATTAACACTTTCACGCATCGGAATAGGAGGAGGTTCTACAATGCCATCCATCCAATCACGGAGCATCGCCTTCACCTCGTCATCTAAATCAGTGAACTCAAAATTCGTATAGGGGTCAATCACATCAAGAATAGAATTAGCATACCGTCGTCGCTCAGGAGACCATTGAGTAATGCGTCTTTCAACCACATCACCAATGCCATCATCACGAATAATGCGGATAGCACGTCCAGCACCCTCCATGAACTTGCCAGTCTGATACCCATTCACCAGTACCAATATGATCGAAATACTACCAACAACTACCATCCCGATAATGACTTCCCCATCATAAGCAGCAACAACCACAGGTTCTACTTCCTGCGCTGAAGCAGGTGACCCCACCATCATGAACATCCACACCATCACCAGTAACGCGAAAAATAACCTATCCTTCATCATCAACCTCCTCTACAATCTCCGAATTATCTTTAATATGTGAAATCCACGTATCAGACAGAGCATTATCTGCAATCAATTCATCTAGCTCGGACGTGCTCAATTCAATACCGGTCTCCTCAAATAATTTACGCCGCAAAAACTCGACCTTACGCTCAAGGACTGAGATCTGCTTCGTCTTTTTTGTATTGTCCTCAGTAAGCTCCTCGATCTTCTTCTCCATCTCAGATAACTTTCTGTCAAACTTACCTTCATTCTCAGATTGATTGGTCTCTAGCAGCTCAATCCGACGCAATAAGCGGTCCGCAATACTCGTACTTGCCAGCATGGCATCCACAGATTGACGCAATGTTTCCGCCTGATGCTCACCACCACCACCGGAAACAACCGTCGCCTTGTTATATGCCTGCGCTTTTGCCGTCTCTGGAGTAGGATTCTTAAATACGGTCAGCACAAACCAACCCAATAAGGTCCCTCCAAATATGGCGAGGGATTGTATATCCATGCCTATCCCCCCTTAGAGGCTTGTCGCACCGCTTGCAATTCTTTCGCCAATTCCACATTAGCCGCTTGTGTTGCATCCAGCTTCAGCACCAGCGAATAACTCAGCGCAATAAACGCAATCAGACCACCATACGCAATCAGATGAAGCAGAGGAGCAGTCCGTGATTGTGATACCTGAATCACCAGCGACGCAAACACCAGCACACCCGGCAAGCTCAATCCCATAATCGCGTTCAGATTAGGACGCATCTTGTAAACCAGAGGCATCAATATCCCTGCAACAAACAAAATCAGCACCACAAACGTCGGCTCAACCCCGTACTCGCGTAATAAATAATTCGAGCTAGGATTATTCGGACGCACAAACACCGCCACAGCAGATACAATCATCAGCAACGACAAACACCAGACGAACTTAATCGCATACGGAATATCATCCCAATCCGTCTTAGCTGTCACCACAACCTGATTAGCCGCAAAATTAACCATCTCACACACCTCTCACCAATTAAAAAGAGCTTACCAGTTGGTAAGCCCCTCAACGCTTCTCGTCATAACCCATTTTCTGTAGAGCTAACTATGTCAACAGCGCAACCACCATCTCAACCGCCAGGATATACCGTTGACGATCAGTTGCATTCGGCGTTTCCAGATTCAGCGTCCACCCGAACGAATTCGACATCAGCGCAATCTGATTACTCACAACCTGCGCCAGATAAACATTCCCATCCACAGCCGCCTTAACCGTGCTATAAATATCGCCCACATTCGGCGAAGCATTCAGCAACTGCGTCCGCAAATAGGTTTTACCCTGCTCCAGTGCCACCACAGCAGCATCACGCACCTTTTGCTCATCCGTCAACACAGTCGCATCATGAGCATCAATCACCGCCTGCACCGCAGAGTCACTCACGCCCTCAGCAAAAATATCAACGCGCCAACCCTCAGCATCCGTTGATAAGCCAATATTACCCAGTTGTGCCAGCTCAGCCTGTAAAAGCTCATGATTAATCCCATTTGCAGGAATCGTGCTTGGTCGATAAATACCCATTATGAAGTCTCCCTTGCCCAGAATTGAATCGACGAACCCTCATTATTCAGTCGTGCCGTACCGCCGGTAGTACGCCATTGTAAATTAATCGTATACGTACCAGCCGCTAGCCCTGTGACCAACCGTGAGAACGATACTGGATATTGGTCATTCGTCGCATCACGTCCAAAATACGTAATCCCGTCTGCACTACCCTGCCGCGTACCATTTACCGTAAAATCAAAGTATGTGAACGTTGCTGTCGTGAGATTATCACCAGCACCATGAAAATGCACCAACAAATCTCCCCCTGTCGTCGTAATCGAGAGGCTTAAATTCGTCCCATCCACATTCACAAAGCTCGTCGAGGTCGTCGTATACCCACTCGTCACCTCAGCCGTATCTGTCGGCGGAGCCTTCAGCGCATCCAGATTATCCACAATATCCGTATTCCAGATGCTTGCCGTAATCAAATTACCAGTCGCTCGCGTCGTTGGCGCAGTCCAAGCCATAATTACACCTCAATCCCATGCGCGATATTCTCACGCTTCAAATCTTCTAAACTTTCCCTGGCACACCAATTCCGCGTGTTCGGGTCAGGACGCTTCAGCAAAACCGCCTCAATCGCATCCACATCTTCAGGGAACAACACCCCCATCGCCTTAAAACCATTCGCCTGCATACAACAATCCACACAGAAAAATGCCTCACCAAAATCAATCACCTGCGCCCCGGCACAAAACGGGCATCTCACCACCCACGAGCTACGGATAATCTCAGCAGGCAAAACCCCGCTAATGGTCCAATTCACAGGCGCACGCCACCGATCACGCACCAGCTTCTCAACAAAACCCCGATACCCGCCAAGTTTTTTCACAATCTGCTGATCACTCGCTCTCAAAATCATCATATCCCTATACCCCTAATGTAGTCGTTACACCCAACTCACTATAACCAACCTCGCCCAAAATCCAGAACGCATATTGATCAGCTTGCTCTAAGTACCACGTCACCCGATACCCGAACCGCACACTAATATCATGCCGCTCACCAATAATGAAATACTCAGCATCATGTCCCGTCTGAGCATCACTAACCCGTATTCTATCCCCCATTTGTCGGGTCAACGCATCCTCAAACTTCGCATCACTATCCACCAAAAATTCAACCCATACAATCTCACCCCGTGGCTCAGAGAATTTACTCAGATTGTATTCAGCAATACTCCGTGCAAGGTTCTCATTTGCAGTCAACTTACTATCAATCACCAGCTCACGTCGACCATACAGCGACATACTCAACGCATCCTGCACCTGCGCCTCAAACTGGTTATATGCCGTCAACGCCTTCCCCTGAATCACCAGTTGATCATGTCCATAAATTTGACCCGGTGCCACCGTAAACTCAAACTTAGCCGACCGCGCATCAAACTCCACCGTATAATCCGCAGGAGGCGAACCGGCAACCACGTTCAACGTATCCACAAACGGGTCAATCACACTAATCGTAGACCCCTCTGGAGACGTATACTGCGCTCTCAGCGAACGGCTCCGCCCCTCATCCCCCCCCTTCAGCTCAAACGGCTCATCACTCTGGTACACAATCGAATCACTAGCAGATACAGTCCGAGGATACGCAATCACCCGTACATCGTTATACAACCTCGAACCATACTCATAAGACGCATTGATAAAATAACCCTCATCATAGCTATCATCTAAATCAGTCAGTAATTGCAGATGATCACGCGCCCAGAAAATCGCCTTTCCTGCTCTATCAAAGAAAAATCGCCCCTGCTCAGCCTTAACCACATCCTCAATCGCTGTATATCCCCTAAACCCCGATTGCCAGTCATTCTTATTCACAAACTGATTACCATGAAAATCAGCATCCCACGTATCAGCAACATATGGAAACACTGAGTTACCCGTATCAAAATCAGTACCCACACTCAAATCATTCAGATACGTATCCACACCCAGCGTACTAATCACACCCAATATCCAGCTATCACCCATCGCTGGCGGCAGATGTAACTGAGTCACAATCAGATCTAAAATCTCATCCGCACGCACATCCTCCAGCAATGGCAAATGCACCATCTGATCCTGCATATACTGCTTAGCACCCGTTGCAGTCAATCGGCATGTTGTACCATTTATTGGCGAGGGTAAAATCACATCCACATAACCAAAGTAAAGCACTGTCTGACTACCATCGTAATCAGCCACCACCTGCACCCGTCGCTGAGGCTTCAACCGGTCGTAATATGGCGAAGTAGATAACTCTACAGAAAACCGTTTATCATGATTATTCAACGTCAGCTCTAAGCGTGTCTCATCACCAACCAGCTGCTGAGGCTGGTGCATACCAATCGCCCAGTTACTCTCCTTGACGTAATTGGTAATCTCATCACCAAAATCAAACACCCCATCATTATCAAAATCAATGTAATACCGTATTTGACCCGTAACCCTAGCCACCATTTGCCCCGCTATCTCTCGCCGCAGTCTGCACAGTATTCACGAGATCATACGCATTCTGACCATAACTATTCACCACATAGTTATCCCCACCACCACGCGAATTATTCTGAGAATTTGCAGTCGTCGCCGCAATCGCCAGATCAACCGCACTCGCATCTATCTGACCCGGCATCAGCGTAATGTCCACCGTAGCCACCGCATCATAAGCCTCACCCTCAACCGTCCCCACCACATTCTCTTGTGCCTGGCTCGCAATCGACTCAATATCAAAATCAAGCTCAGCCGCCAATGGCAACAGTAAATTTTGAGCCTCCTCATCACCCTGTTCAAATGCCATCAGCAACGCCGATTCAAGCGCCGCACGTCCCTCAACCCCAAAATCCTCAGCATCAACCGCATCCAATTCAATCGCTTGAGCTAAAGAAAAATCTAGACCCCCCATCTGTATCATCTCATCACTCAAATCAATCGCACCAGCATTCAAATCTTCACGAATCGCATCTGTAATCGCATCCGCTATTTGCAAATCATATAATTGAGACCGCAACTCGGACGTATCAACCTGTAAATCAGGCGCAATATCCACCCGTCCACCGGTAGCGTCCAGCACCGCCTGCCTGAAGCCTAGCGCCCACTCATCAAATTGTATCTGCGTCTCTAAATAGAATTGCTCTAGATCACGCCCTAGATTGTCAAAAATAATACTCAGCGCCATTGCCGCAGGACCCATCCCACTCATAGCATCCTGCAAATCCCCAAAAACAATAATCCCAGCTTCTAATCGTTCAACCCACTCCAGCTCACCATCCTCACCACCAAGCCCGAACAACTCTCCGACACTCTCCGCCATATCCGTGATGCCCAGCGCAATATCGTTAATGCCGGTAATGTCACCCTCGGTCAGTGCAATCAAACCATCCAGCACCCGATTGAAACCTGGACTAAGCTCATCACCTAGCGCAATCGCCAGATCAATCACATTATTCTTCAGTAGAGCCAACTTACCACCGGTCGTATCCGCTTTAGCCTCAGCCTCAGTCATCGCCGCATTATTCCCGGCAAATCCCTCCTCAGCTAAATCCAGCGCCTGCGTCACCGTGTCATAGCTACCAGCCAGAGACATAATCACACGTCTCTGCTCCGTACCCGTAATATTTAGCGCATCCAGCGTCGCCTGAGCATCACTCGACTCCATCTGCCCCAAGCCCTCAACGAACGCATCAAACGCCGCCGATGGGTCACTATTCGCCAGCTCTGCAAATTCATCTGCCGCCATACCAGCAGTTTCCGCCCACGTCGCGAGGTCGTCACCACCCTCACGGGTAGCTCTCTGCATATCCGCGATGCTCAGCGCAAAATTAGTAGACCCCAACTCAGCCGATAAACCGAGCGAAGCCATTGCCGCACCCCAGCCCAATATCTCATCAGCCTCAAAGCCCACATTCGCCAGTGAACCCATTCGCTCACCGAAATTGATAATCATCGGCTCAGTCGTCGAGAGGTTATTACCGAGATGCACCACAGCATCCGCAATATTGTCTACATCCTCACCAATATCCAAACCGGTGAGATTCGCAAACTGTGCAAAGAACAACGCCGCCTGTTCTGTCGGCACACTCTCAGCCGCCACACCAAACGCCGCCACTGTCTGCGTAAACTCATCAAGGTCATCACCAGCCACACCGAGCTGACCACCCAGCGCCGCAATCGCCGCCAACTGGCTATGAGCATCCTCCAGAGACCCCGTCACCCCGGTAGTTGCCATCTCACGCAGTTGGATCTCTAAATCAGCCAGCTCCTCATCAGTCAGATCACCAACCGTCTTACGTACATCCGCAAAACTGTCTTCCCAGCTGATACTCGCCGCTAGTGCCGCACCACCAATTGCCGTAGTAGCAGACAACGCAAAACCAGCGAAACCCATAGCCAGCTGTCCTAAACGCCGGTTCGTGTTTCGCGCAAAATTACCAACCTGATTGTCACCACTATCTAGACCGCGTCGTAAATCACTATCGTCCGCGGTTAAGACAGTTTCAAGCTCACTGACAGTCGCCATAATACCTTTTCCGTAGAGCTAACTCGCATCAGCGTCCACTACCCCCACAGAAAAGGTCTCGACCTATTTACCTCGTTTTTTCTTCTTCACACTCTCTCGATACTCCATCACACCCTGATCAACCGCCATCAACGCCTGCTTATCCGCATAACTCAACGCCTTGTAAACAGATGGGGTATAACCAAAGTGTTTAGCAAACCACCACATCTCATACTTATTCTTCTGTACCCGGTTTAGGGCGGCACTCTCGAAAGTGTGATGCTTGAGTACCGCCCACTTTAGTTTTTTGTGAGATCTAAGAGCGCATCCATAAACGTGTTACGAATGTTCATGTAGAGCTTATAATCCAATACCATCAAATCCTTAGCAGAATTGTGACGGCTCTTGACATACCTCTCCATAATCTCAATTTGCTTATCGACCTGCCCATTATGTGCCGCCAGTACGAAGCCCTCAACATCATCCCCAACAATGTCCTCAACATCGAACCGCACCAGATCAACCGCATCACCCTCATATTTGCGCGATGCCATCAAGAATTCATTCTTAATCTTGGTAAGCTCCATAAACCGCATCTGACCGGGGTTATCAATCCCATCAGGCGGATTAACCATACTAGGCGCAATCGTCTCCACTGATTTACTGATCTCCAGTCGTAACGTCAACTGACGAAACTTATTCGCATCAGCCGCCGTAATCTTCGAAAAATCAAACGTATAACCATCCTGTGCAGATTCCTCTTTTAGACCAGCGCCATTCTGTTCAATAACATCCTCATCCACCGCCGGCATTTCTTTTGTATCGTTTATATATGCCATACCCACAAGCTCCTATAACATCAGTCGAAAAATCAATTAAAATGTATCGCTACGACCGTCGAACAACCAATCACGCGCGATATTCTGGAACGTCACCGAAAGCACCTGCTCAGCACCGTGGCTCAATGGCAAATTCGCCACAACACGAGCCTCGATCCCATACTTACGCTCACCGGTACCATTCCCATCAGGTCCCCAGATCAGATTCCCTGTCTTACCATGCTCCAGCGCTTCCACAATTGCCTCGCCTGTAGCATCGCCCGTCACCAGCAGAGTCAACGTCGGTACGCAGGTCTCACGAATTTTGTGTGTGGATGTCAGCGCGTCAGCGCCAGCCGTACTATCAACACTCACCTCGGTAATTGCAGGGTCGAAATCACGGAAGTCCGTATCAATCACCACCCCACCAAACTCCAGATACAGACTTGTTCCATCTTTTGCTGTCTTAGCCATAACCTCACCTCTATTGACTTAATCGAATTCGATAAATACCACCATCATGATAGAAGCGTCTCTCCGCCTCTTTATTTGCCAGATGTATCGCAGTCGTCAGCTCACAACGATACACCGCAAAATCAACCTTAATCTCCGCATCCGCATCATGCAGAGCAACATAAATCCGATGACCCAAAAACGACGCTTGCACCATATCCTCAGCAATCACCTTCACCAGCAAACGCAAATCAATCAGATTCGTCTTAAAATCATTATTCGCACCGCCAGCATTCAGCGTCACAATCACAAAGGGATATACCTGCGATTCAACCGTCGGTGCAAAGTCCGTATACAATCGGCTACCAATACCACCAATAGCCCCACCATTCCCATTCACTAATAGACTGTCCGCCAATAGCAAATCACGAACAAAATCAACCGCATCGAGGAAGTAACTCATGTCAAATCCTCAAGGAACTTATCAAAAAATTCAGGGATTAACCGCTCAAGCTCCATCGCCATCGGACCCATAAACGGGCGAGGCTCCAGACCATTCTCCTCAACACCAAATTCCTGCCAGACAGCATGCTCAGCCTGAGCAACTATCCGATGATGTTTTAAGCGGATTTTTTGCGCCAGAATACTATTCAGCAACGTACCACTATCCGGACGAGGAGGATTACCCGGTGAACTCGCCACATGCACACGATTTCCACGCGAATAAGACCGACCACTAGCAGGGCTATCCTCCATGCTCAGCTTAACAATCGTCTCGCCTTCTTCAGCCAATGCACCCAAAACCTCATCAGCCTGCTTAGGAGTCGCCGCCGCCAGCTTCTTAAAATCATTCTTCTTAATCCGCACATGCCGCGTATTACTCATCACGCACCAGCCTTCACCAGCTCAGCCTGACGCATCACATTCTGGCTCTGGTTACGATATACCTGCACCGTCTCATACCGCTCACCATCCAGCACAACCGAATCACCATCCTCAATATCCGCGTCATACGGTAACTGAAGCTCGTAATTCACCATACTCTGGTCTGCACCCGTCACCATCCCATTAGAAGACGCTTGCTTGCGAATCAAATAACACGCCGAACTCGTTGAACTCACCAACGTCCGCACAGGCGCACCATACGCATCACTCACATCCTGATACCGCTCAATCGTGCAGGTATCAACCAGATTCTCATTAATTCGCGCTCGTAACATATTCAGCACAAAAGCAGGGTACATAACCATTCCTTTTAAAAGTGAGGAGAGAAAACAATTGGGATAGTGGGTAATTGATCGCACCTCTCCTCACCCCATCTACACCATAAACATAATCCCAGCACCACCCTGTAACGCTCCCAAAACAAAAATCCCCACCATTCAGGCAGGGATTACCTCTACAGAAAACCTCTTATCCCGACCTAACTATAAAGATCGTCCAGCAAATCCTCTAACTCAGACTGACCACTGCCAGCAACTCGCGTATCATGGCGCCTCACAGCCTGACGACTACCAAGCCGACGAGTACCCTTACGCCACTTAGCCTTCAACCGCTCCAACTGACGCTCCAATCCCTCACGACTTCCACCCCAGGCAACCCGTAACCAATCAGCAGTCGTATCAGGCTCACGATTAATCTTCACCAGCAAATACTCAATCGCCGCAATCACCGCACCCTGATAATCCGTCTCAAGCGTAATTAAGCCCGTAATCATTTCATCAGATAACAACGACGTATTCGAATCCGTATCACCGGTATAAAAACGAACCTTATCCCTATCTGTCGCCAAACCATCCTCAAAAGTAAATGCCACAACAATCCCCCTAAATACTAATTAACAAAACCAGTAATCTTCAGCACCAGATCAGCCGTCGTAGCAAATGTCGGCGTGCTACCATTCAGCACCAGATACCCCCACAATTGACCCGTCCCGTGCAAAATTTTCAGTTCCTTCACCAGCGCATAGACATTACTATTTAGCGTGACATAATCACCACTCGCAATATCCACAACATCAACCAGCTTACCCAGATCCGCAGCAGTCATTGAAGCAGCAAACGCCGCATTATCAGCAATCTCAGTCGGTTGACCATCAAATAAATATAACTTGAATACAGCAGATTGCGCCGCATCATCAGCCACCAATACATGCGTAATCAACCCCCCACCCTGAGCACCAGCCAGAGCAGACAAATCCAAACGCCCACCAACTACATCACCATCACTATAAGCCCCAGCAGTCACCACGATTTCAGCATCAAGAGCCACAATCTGATCAGTCATATCTCAGCTACCTTCTCTAAATAACTTATTTTCCCTAGATTAAACTGGAGCACCAACCCTAACGCCCCTAGACCAAAAAAGCCCCACCCCGGCAGAGGGCGAGGCTTCTCAATTCTTAAATCACAAAATTAAGCCGCGAAAGTAATCACGTCAGACACAACCAACTCACCACTAGGCATCACAAGCACCAGGTAATAAGTTGCCGCACCAGAAGCATCACCAATCGTAAGGTCAATGTCACCATCCGCTTCACTGATGAGCAAACCAGCACTGTTAGACACAAACTCAATCGCAACACCATCAGTCCCAATCGCCAAACTCGTCGCCGCCGCAACTACAGTATCACCCTCAGCATCATCGCTCAAGTAAAACTGCACAGCAACCCGAGTCGCAATATCATCACCATTGCCATCCAATAATTGAATACCAACATTAATTTCATTGCCAGCTTCAGCACCAATGACGAAACTCGCACCAGCAGGTGCAACAAACCCGGCAACCTTCAGCCCATTAGGGAAATTAGTCAAACTCACACCACACCTCCCTAATTAACTAGCGTTAGAGCCAACGACAAAACGATAATCTTGCCAGCCCTTGCTATAACGTGTACGTCCAAAGAATGAGCGCATCAACGTATTCGAAACATCTTGGTCAGCACCAAACTGAACAGGAATGCGGTTGTACCACAACAACATCATCTGAGCAGCAGGACCATCAATCACGAACCATTTATTGCCACTAATATAAGGATGAATTAAGCCGATTAAATCAGCATCGACATTCGTCGCATTATTAGCAGATTCAGGTGTCAATTGTGACTCAGTCAACTCACGGATTTTTTTGCGATTATTACGACCACCTAAAAGCACAGTCGCCATCGCACCCGTTTCATTGCCCAAATCATCGCCCAAACCCTCTAGCTGATTGATAGCAGTCTCTAAGCTTGCTGCACTTAAAGCAGGTGATCCACTCACCAGATTACTAACATTCGTGCTATCAGATTTCGAACGCGGATGAGAAGCGCTCACCAGAGGTTTGGCATCATAACCAAGATAAGCCGCCCCAGTATTAAACGCATTTTCGAAAATGCTTGCCTCATCCTTAACAACCTTGCGAGCAAATGCTGTACCTAATTGCCCTGCTTGGTCGAAAATACCAGAGTATTGGTTATCCTCAAACATCGTCTGAGTAACCTTAAACCCCTTAGTCAAATGACCATGCGACCATTCAACTTCATAATCTGCTGCGAATTCACCATAATCAACCTGACCATTAAACGGGGTCGGGTCTCCCATCGAGCCAATACGCTGATGAGTCTCTTTAGACTTGTTACTACTACGCACACCAATCACGCGATTAAGTAAAATCGGACTAAGCTGGCTGTATTTTTGCCAGAAGATTTCACTCAGCACGGGGTCGATGTCTACTAATGAACTGAACGCACCACTATTCTGTACCATAAGTCATCTCTCCCTAAATCAGCGCATGATTGCCGTTGAAGACCACCAAAGTGTCTTCATCAGCTGCACTATCAGCCCAAACAATAAAATCGGCGTTACTACTCGCCGCTAAACCTAAACCACCAGTCGCAAGGTCGAGGGTTGCACCAGCAACACGCGCATTATTATCCTCAACTGCATAAATCGCACCCGGATTAACGATACATTCAACCGTCAACCCATCTGCCGTATTATCCACATCTTGTAAAGCAATACCGAGGAAGGCACTATCATTTGTTGCACCAGCATCGACCTCTCCACTCTCAAGATTCAGCATCTCACCACGCGATAATACAACTGTATCCGCAATGGTTTTTGTTTGGATAATCGGCTCACTACCATCACTTGAACCTGACCATCTAAAAGCCATACATCACCTCAACTATGTTTGACCAGTACGCCGCTTAGCAATATCCTCAGCACTAATATCATAGCCCTGAGACTTCGCAATCTCAGCCGCCGCACGGTCTTCTTCTGTCACCTTAGTTTGTAACGAGAAGTCCTCGACACCACGTCCACCATCCAACGAACCCGGCTTAGGTTTACTCAGCACACCGACCGCATCATTCAGCCAAGCCTGTAAAGCAGGTGGACTCATGTGCTCGGTCAATTTACTCACCAAAGCCTTCTGTTCAGCAGGTAACGCATCAATACGAGCTTTATTCTGCTCACGCATTTCCTCAACCAGCTTATCGTAAGCCTCAGCTTTAGGATTTAACTCAGCCAATCTCGCCTGCTCCTCTTTTAAAAGAGCCTCGAAATTACCTTCTTCCTTTAACCGCTTCTCACGAAATTCGCGCAACTGTGCCAGCTCCTGCAAATCAGTCTTTAGTTTCTCTCTCTCAGCATCGCGCTCAGCGAGACGTTTCTCTAAAGCCGTTGCATAAGCCTCTGGGTCATCGTACCGACCGCCACTCGAACCCTCATTCCCTGAGTTCCCGGTCTTACCATCAGTACCATTACCGCCAGCATTACCACTCGCACCATTACCCTGATCATCTGCTTGATTAAACAAAAACCCCGTATATCGTCTGTGAATCATCCCGATTCCACTCCTCATCATTCCGACGAGCGACATCCCGCCACCTCGTCATAAACCTCATTCTGTATAGTAAAAATAACCCCACCACCAATCCCTAACGCTCCCAAAAACAAAAACACCCCATCACAGGGGTATCTCTCATCCTTAATATTAAATTGTCACAACACCGTCGCGATGGACCAACAATCAACCAAACATCAACTATCTCTGATAAAACCGCTCCGCACCCTCACCCAGAATCCCCACCACACTCTGCTCAAAAATCATCTCACCAAACAAATCATCCGTTCGCTCACCAACGAAATCATCCAGCGTCACTGCACCAGCATCCAGCGCACGATAAGCCGCACCACTTGCCAGCGAACGCCTCCGCGCCTCATCCTGACGCGCCCACCAATCAACACCCGTCTCCACCACCAGCGGACGAATCACCGTCTCAGTCACCGTCGTACCCCGTCCATTCTCATGCTCACGAATCCGCGGAATCGGTCTATCAGCATCGCGCTCAGCATCCCATATAACCGTCCCATGCAAAGCAATACATGCTAAACAAATCCGATTGTCCAGCGTCTCAATCCGTATCACCCGCCGAATAATAGAGCGATTAGCATTTTGAGATGCCGCCGTAGCCGACCGGTAACTCTCCAATTGCAACGTCCGCATCATCGTACTCGCCACCGCCTGCGGATAACTCTGCGTAATCCGCCCAATCTCACGCGCAATCCGTATCGGAGACCACCCCAGCGCCACACCCCGTATCGCCTGATTCGCCACCGTATCAACCACATTCGCCGATAAGCTGCTCAATGCCTCACCAAACGCAGGACTATCCACCAGCTCAACCAATCGCGCCAGCGTCTCCGCATCTGGTTGAACCCACTCCACCCCAATCGCTCGCACCTGATCATCATTCAGCCCCGGCAACGCCAGCTGACGGGTCAATGACTGCGCCGCCTCAACCCCAACCAGCTGAAGCTCTCCACCAGCATCTCGCAAACGCACCACATTATCACGCATCGCCAGATCCAACGACGACAGCACAGCACGCACACTCGCATTATCCACCCGTAACCGCTCACCAGCCTCATGTAACCGACGCGCCTCCGCATCAAGCGCATCCAGATCAGCCTGCACCCGTCCACTCTGCACCGACGAACTCACAGCACGTAACACCCTCGTCGCCACACCCTCATAGCCACGATCCAGCACACCCCTCAGCAAATCCTCAATCGAACCCACCCGCACATTACTACTCATCAGCTAAATCAACCAATATCGGAGCAGGATCATCCCCCTCATCGATCGTGACTGGGAAAC